CACCTCTATCAGGAGGGGCTATTGAAAAGCCTGATGTTGCTCTGGAAAAAGATAGCTGAAGAATCGGCTATCAGATGTTGTGCATGCGCCACCCTCGACTATAAAACAGTCGAGTCGCGTGTAGAACATGAGGGTATATCGTTTCTCACGATAACCTTGCCTAATTTTGGAAAAGACTTCGAAAGAAGTCTTGACCAGAAGGCGGTAGCTCGCAACATGTTCGCCGGTTTCGGCTTTCATGCAGGTCTCCCCCGATTTCTCGGAGGTTTCCTCGAGCAAGTGTTCTCACGCGGGAGTGGTGAGTTGCTCGATACACCGAGTATAGACGCAATTCTTGCGGTTCGCCAGCTAACGCTGATGTTCGGCAAGATTGGTCTTCCGTGCAGTGATGCGCGGACGGCCAAAGCTATACAAGGGTATATCGAGTGTGACAACGAGGTCAAGAGATCAGATAACGCACCTGAGAAGGCAGAACTCCTTCCTGCTTTTCTTAGGATTGCGGATCTCCTGTTTCGTGATATGTTCAAGGCTATAGACATTAGTGTCTTTAACCGAGAGCTAATTCCGAAACACGGTCCAGGGGCAACGGCCGATAAATTGCGTGGAAACGCAAAATATCGAAACCGTTCCTGGACTGAGCGTCTTGAGGTAGTCTTCCCTTCGGAAGACTTCCTCCTTCCCTCTATGTCTGATAACTTCAGACATGAGTTGGACGACGTTGACCTCGTGGAACCCGGTTCCGAGATGCCCGTTAAGGTCATCACGGTACCTAAAACGCTAAAGACCCCCCGGATCATAGCCATTGAGCCGACCGCTATGCAATACGCACAGCAGTCACTCTGGGCTATGTTCCGTTATCACGTAGAGAGGGATCACAACCTCTCGGTGATGATCGGATTCACGGACCAAACTCCTAATCAGAGGATGGCACGTGAAGGCTCCCTTTCAGGGGAGTTGGCTACGCTCGACATGAGCGAGGCCTCCGACAGGGTCTCTTACCTGGACGTCAAAGCGATGTTCCTTAAGTACCCATTATTGTGGTGGGCACTTGATGGTTGTCGCTCTAAGACGGCCTGGATACCTGAGCAGAACAAAACAATTGTTCTGAACAAGTATGCGTCTATGGGTTCTGCTGTTACCTTTCCCCTCGAAGCTATGGTCTTATTGACACTATTATTAGTTGGGATCTAGCAAC